CTTGCGTAGTCAAAACCAGCGACACAAGATCTTCCTGAGAGATCTATGCCAGGGCTTCTCAATGCAGCCATTAACTTTTCACGAGTGGTCACATCTTTTTCAATGTCAGCTTCTGGCAGATTCATCCGTTTTGTCATAAACTCTTGTCTGCCTGACGGTTCCAATTCCAAATCATCATAGTCAGCTTTCGTTCTAGCTAATAGACGTTTGGCATAGGGAGTTGTTTCGTCAAGCATAGGATTCGCTTTTGGCCAGTTGCTCATATCATCCACTTCTTCCGGATCATCCAACTTACAGATAAAAGGGAATAAGCGGAACTCGTCAAGTTCGCCATTCAAGATCTTCATAGATTTTTCAATCATCTTGTCGTAAAACCCTTCACGAACGTGTCCATTTGTACCGTTGTAAAAGGTGCGAGCATGGGCAATCTTGCCAAGTCCCGATCGCTGGATTTTAACAGCAGAGTCATTTTCAAACTGGTGAATTTCATCGAATTCAAGGCAGCCATCACGGGCCGAGTCCATTGTCTTCGGGTTATTCGTCCGATAAGAAAAGACCGAGTTGTTTCCTCGGCCTGTAATGGACATTTTTGTTAAATAAAAATGATCTTCCAATCCTCTTCGCTGAACGGTTTCATAAACCTCCTCAAAAGATACCTTCCCCTGTTTTTCCGAATTAGCTGTGATAGTTACATCATAATCTCGAATTGGATATAGTGGGCTGATAAAAAATGCATCTCGACTAGACATAAAACCATTCTTACCACCCCCACGGGCCAAAGTAAGAAGAAACTCATCAAATTGAGGTTCGCCATCTTCTTTCCTGAAAAGGAATATAAACGGTGTCAAGAATTTTTGATATTTAGCAAGTGGAAAGAAATTCTTTTCAGTGAACTGAATATATTTTTCAATCAATTCATTGTGAAAATAAAGATCATCCCTTGGATATATCTTTTCTTTGATGATTTCGAATAGCAGTGAGCGTTCTTTGTTGACTTTGATTTTTCCAGACTCAGCAAGTTCAATGTATTCATCAATCAGAGGATGAGAAATCACAATAGATCACTTCCGTCTGATGGTGGTTTCTTCTCGACTGGTGAATTTTCAACCTCAAAGTCAAATGATCTCTCAATAGCTAGTAGCTGATTGCTGGTTGTATTGATTTCTTTGATCAACGAGTTCGCTTTTTGAAATCTTTGCTGACCGTTATGGACGGTGATGACCAATCCATCTTGTTTGAGCCGTTCTTTCAACTCATACAGTAGACGGACCAGGTAGAGATAGCGATGAACTTTCTCGTACTGAATCGCATCTTTCTTTCGTGTGCTGAAATTGCTGATTTTGGAAAGTAACTGATTTTCCAATTCTTTTATATTTTTTTCTGAGTATTCTTCCATGAGCCCCCTCCCCCTTAAAAAATAGTGCTTTGCATTTGGACAATCGACCCCTCCCACCGGTTCCCAGAGACCGATTTTTTTCGATTTTTTTCGACCGGGGGGTCTTTGAGTTTTTCAAAATTTTAAATTTTCATCCCCACCATTCGTCAGAACGAAAATTTTTATTTTGCAGTTTGGATGATTTGCGAAATTGAAAGCGATGATGTCGCTTATTGTGACACTCCTTACACAGAGTACGAAGATTGTCTATATCTAAAGCAAACTCTGGATAATATTCCAGCTCTTTAATGTGATCGACTTCAAGGTTATCTGTAGTCACCTTCCCCTCATCTCGACACCAGACACATTCAAAATGATCTCGACTCATTGCTTCGAGTCTTAATTGTCTCCATGATTTCGAAAGATAAAACTCTCTGCGACTTTCTCTTGTCGAAACATCTACTTTCAATTCTTAAATCCTCTGTAACATTTCATACTTTCAATTATCTATTTCTGAAATTCATTATATTATTTCTGAAAACTATGTTGTTTTTCTCTCTTGAATTAGACATATCTTATATTCTGTCTGATTCACACTGACTTTAAAAAGCCAGTAAAATAAATGAATAGCAGGTAACTAATAAAACTAATTAGCGTTTTACTCGTTGTGTCTAATTGATAACTATAAATCAAAATTAGACATGGCTTTATCTCGTTGATCCTGTCTAATCCCAATATATCTCAGCGTAATTGCAGGAGATGAATGATTAAATAGATCCATGAGCATTGCCACGTCTTTAGTCTTTTTATAGTAATGGTACCCGAATGTTTTTCTCATCGAGTGGGTTCCGATGTTTTCAATTCCACACTCGATAGCTGCGGTCTTCAATATCCAATCAACTGTCCGCCTGTCAAGTGGTTTGTTTTTCCCGATGCGACTTTGAAATAGATAATGATGTAATGGCATATCTTTGATGTACTCTCTGACTTCTTTTTTTAAAGTCTTCGTCATCTTGAGCTGTTTCCTTTTGCCAGTCTTCTGCTCTTTGATTTTGATGTACCACCCTTGCACATCTTTTACTCGTATTCTCAGGATGTCGCCTACACGCAGTCCAGAATTGATGCCAAATAAAAAGAGCAAGTAGTTCCGCTCATTCCATTCTCGCAGATATTCCTTCATGGCTTGGATGTCATCCTTATCCCTAATTGGATCCACAATGTTCATCAACTCACCTCCTTCCAAGGTAAAATAAAAAGCCAGCTTATGCTGACTTGGCTGATATTAGGAGTACAGGATTCGAACCTGTGACACGCCGGTCATAACCCGACCGCTCTACCAACTGAGCTAACTCCTAACCTGTTTCATAAGGATCCATCGGTTCGGTTTTACCCGATGATATAATTTTACCACCTTATTTTTAAATTTTTTCCACACTTTAGACTGTATTTTTAACTTTTTTCCAAATTAATATTAATCTTAGTGTTCACAGACAGTTCATAGATTTTCTTTTCAAGCCCACTAAAGAATGGCTCGATCACTTCCTTGTAAGCAAGAGACTTACTACAATGCAAGTATTTGATTGATGCTCCTTCCACAGTTAGAGTTCCATCAATGTATACTTCTTTGATTGCAGCCCATTGTTTTTCGGGTGTCAAAATTTTGATAGTGCTGATTGCTTCTCGAAGTAGTTCGAGACGATGCAGTTCTGGATCCGATTCTTTTTTGATGATGTCGGCCAGCGCTTTCGGTGTCATTACCTTATTACTCTTGATCCCTGTATTTGGATCGGTTGGTTTCCAAGGTACTTCAATTTCTTCAATCCGTTCCTTGATTTCTTTCTCGAATGGATACTGCTTCAATGCTAGGATTAAATATCCATATCTACTTCTTAAATTCATTCATTTGCCTCTTTGACGTAGACTTCAACAATTCCTTGTAAACCTAAACTCTCACGGTAAGCAAGTGCATCATGTCTGTTTTCAAATTCTTTCTCAATATATTTTGCTGAATGTTTAGGATCGCTCCAACTTGAGCGTCCATGGTATTTCCTAACAACATATACCCTCATTTATTGTCCTCCACATCGATGATATGATCAATAATACGCTTTAAATCTCTTATATTGTCAAATGGCAGCACTGCATCGTGCAGATCTTCAAAGTATGAATCTGTTTCAAAAAACTCTTCCCCAAGTATAGCTATCTCTAGCTTCCCATTTATTTGGGAAATAGATAGAATTCTATTCGCTCGCATTGGTATATGTACATTATCCAAACTCATCATTTCCCCTTTCTGTTTTTAAAAGCTATCACACTGGCCCAGATCAGACCAGAGAGCCAGACCAGTGCGAGTAGTAAGTAGATAAAATTTTGTAGGGTCATTGTTTCTTCTCCCCCGTCAATCGGTTTCTTTTAGCTTTCAATTCAAGACGATCATCATCACCGAAACATACTAGAGTTATTTCTTCCTCCCACTGGTTCTTTGTGTATGGGTATCTGTTTGGTCTCATCTTTCTACCTCTCAATCTTTATCTTTTTTAAAGAATTTATAAAAAATTACTGACCAATACGAAGTCCACATAAGGTATGATAAAGATTCAAGAAACTGTTCTAATGTCATTCTGTTACCTCCAACAATTCGGGATTTTCGTAGACGTTGCCGATGATTTCTCTATCGCTAACCACATTACACAATCGTTCAAAATTATTGTATCGAATCAAGCTGTTTACAAACATTCCTAAATCTTCTCTGTATTCGACAAATCCATTCAACAAACCATCTTTTGTGCCCAAAATATCTTTCTCATATATCTCCCGTAAATTTTTGTCAAACATCCCTGTGAAACGTCCTACTGATTCTATATTTACAGGACACCAAGAACCTATTGTAATGTATTGTTCATTGGCTTCTACCACTTCGTTTATAATAAATGCTCTTCCTCTATCTTCAATTAAATCTCCGTATTGCCATTCTCCTTTGCTGCTTTCGTCAATGGATAACCCTCTAAATTTTGGAATCATCTTGCACCTCCTCGAAATTTTTAAAAGTAAATCCAACTCCATACATCAACAAGTAACTTTGAAATCTTACAAAATCTTCAATCAATTCCGCTTCTTGCATATCGTATTCAGCAATTTCATTTAAAAAATATTCTATGTCGTCGTGTTGCACACTACCATACTCTGTTCTTGTGTGATTCATTTCAAATTCGTAACCGTCTACATCGATTATGTAATGAATTCCATCTGTTGAATTTTCGTATTTGTAATCTTTAATAATCATTCTTCCACCTCCTCAATCTCAATTCCTGGGCAATCAAACACCCATCCGAAGCTCGCTTCTTCTAGCTCTTTGCGGGTGTGTTGTGTTTTAGTATATGCACCCTCAATTTTTTGGTTGTAAAACCACAATTCATTGATAGTGTCATGGTTCAGATATGGACATGCTACCCCTTTTATCTTCACCAAATACCGCTTCTCTTTTTCGACTGTGTAGCCGAATTGGTGCATATTAATTAGAATTGTTAAAGCGTCCTCTGTTTCAAAAAACCATTTACAGATAGGCATATCAGTATTATTTTTATAGTTAAGTATGAGTCTTTCCAAAACAATATAGAACTCGTCTACAATGTCTTCGTACCAATCTGCCACAAACTGCGGAACGGCTGGCTTCTGCGGTTCGTCTAGTTGTTTAATAAGTTTAATTGCTGTGTC